AAGAGTTCGCCAATGCGCCCGTATTGGACGAAACTTTCATTCAGGAGAACCCTCCTATCGACCGCGTGATCGCGGTGAATACGGAACCGCATTTCCTGTTCGACAGTTACATCAAAATGCGATGCACCAGGCCAATGCCTGTCTTTGGCGTGCCTGGCTTAATCGACCACTTCTAGGAAAAAATCATGGGCCTTTTTTCTTCGATTCTCCCCTCCTTCATCGGAGGGGCTTTTTCTTTACTTGGCGGCCGCTCTGCTAATAAATCTAATGCCGCCTCTGTCGAGGCTACAAATGCCTCTAACCTAGCCATTCAAGAGAGTGCCAATGAAGCATCAGCCAAAAGCGTCGATAAGCAGCTCGATTTCCAGGAGCGACTTTCCAATACCGCGCACCAGCGCGAAGTTGCTGACTACCGCGCTGCCGGTCTTAATCCTATCCTGTCTGCAACCGGCGGCCCTGGCGCAAGCACCCCGGCCGGTGCCAACTACCAGGCCGGAGCCGCCAAATTTCAACCAACCCACAAAACCGACATTGGAACACCGGCCGTTAACTCGGCCGTACAGGCCTATAACGCCGGAATTGACGCCAGCCTCAAAAAGTCCACTGAGTACAAACAGGGCATTGAAAGCGCCAATATCCAGCAAGACACTCTCAATCGGCAGGAAGAAAACATCAAAATCAAACAGGAAGCTCTCAATCTCAAAGAAGAATTCCCCAGAATCCAGGCTTCCACCCGAAATATTGATGCTGACACCGCAAAAAAGCTTGAAGAAAGCGCTAAAGCCCATCAGGAAACTTCGACAGCTAAAGCGCTCGAAGGAACTTACTTAGAAAACGTCCGAACCCAACGCGCTCAGCAAGCCCAGGCTGCGGCCCAAACCCGCGCCCTAAAAGCCCAAGAGCGAAACACTAGCGAACTAACCGGACTTGTCCGGCTGCAAAAAATGAGTGAACACCTCAAAAACAGCATTCTCAATTCTTCGACTGCAGAGGCCGCGCAAGCGGCCGCTAAAGCTCGCCAGGAATATCAAATTGAGGATACCGTGTACGCTCAAATCATGCGTTACATTGATCGTGCAACAAAAGCCGCAACTATCTTCGGCAAAACCCGTTAACTGTTTCACGTGAAACATCACCAGGTCTAACGTCAATCCAAACTAGCTACTTATCAAAATCTTACCAACCATCTATTTCTAAAGGAAAAAATCATGTCTCAATCTCTCAATCCCAAAAAACAAATCCAAAATGAAACCATCTTCAACACACCCTATTGCAAGACTCTCAAAGTAGCTATCACCTTCCCCAGTGATTCACCATACACAAAGCAATCGTTCAAAGACGAATGCGACATCAACACGATCATGGCGCAGTATCAGTTCACCGGTGAACTGCCAAACCTCAATGAGCGTGCCCCTCAGTACCTCGACGCCACGAATTTTGACTTCGCGGAAGCGATGAACGAAATTGCCGAAGCGCAAAGTCTGTTTCAGGACTTGCCATCGGCTATTCGGAATAAATTCGAAAATTCGCCGGCAAAATTCCTTGAATTTTGCTCACAGGAGAAGAACCGTCCAGAATTGGACGAAATGGGGCTTCTACGCCCCTTAGAGGAAAGGGTGGTACCCTACCCCTTCCCTGACCCCTCAAAGGCGCCTAGCGCCCTAAATGAAGCGTCTCCGACCCCCAATCCTAAATCATCCACCCCCCTATAGACGCTCTTCGCTTTTGACCTGGGTGTGTTTGTAAAAAAATACACCTGGTCATCTTGACAGCGAAACCAAAAAGGCCTATTTATTACTTGATGCTAATAGGCCAAGTGACATTAAGTCACTAAACCCTAAAAACCCCCCAACCCAGAAAGCGAGTAAACACCATGAAACGTTATTCCATGAACGGCAAATCGGCCCGCAAGCTCTTCTCAAAAACCGCAAGCAGGACTCACAAAAAAAACCTGCGCGGCACTCCCATGCGTGGTGGTATCCGGCTTTGAAAAATGCCTTGCTACCATCCCCTGCATGGGTACAAATCACAGGAACTCACCAAGAACGGTAAGCGCCAATGGACTTCTTCCTCCAAAAAAGGATACATTGACTTGCCCCTCACAGTACCCTGTGGACAGTGCATTGGATGCCGCCTGGACCGCTCCAGAGAATGGGCGGCCAGGGCCGTTATCGAATCCAAAATGCACGAATTCAACTGCTTTATCACCCTAACTTACAACGACGCAAACCTTCCACCGGGAAAAACCTTAGTAAAGCGTCATTTTCAGCTATTCATGAAGCGCTTGCGCCAGCATGCCGGCGTCCCTATCCGGTATTACCATTGCGGCGAATACGGTGATAAAGACCAACGTCCGCACTATCATGCCCTCATCTTCGGGTATGACTTTGCGGACAAAAAACTACATTCGAAAGGAAACTCCAAAAAAGGCCACGACATATTTCAATCACCAACACTCACGAAATTATGGGGAATGGGCTTCTGCACAATCTCCAAACTCAACTACGAAACCGCTGCATATACTGCTCGGTATGTCGTAAAAAAAGTTACCGGCGAAAAGGCCGCATACCATTACCGCACCATCAACCCGGACACCGGCGAAGTAATTGATCGACTCCCCGAATACGCAACCATGAGTACCAACCCCGGCATAGGAGCCAATTTTTATGAAAAATTCAAAACCGATTTCTATCCGTCCGACTTCCTCGTCGTCAACAGGAAGAAACACCCCATACCACGATACTTCGATAAGCGTCTTAAAGCGGAAAATCCTTGCTTATATGACGAAATCCAAACCCGTCGAATTAAGAGAGCCACCAGACTTAAAGCCGATTCAACCCCGGCCAGGCTCGCGGTTCGCGAAGAAGTCCAAATAGCCAAAATCAAACAACTTAAGAGGGATTTATGATTAAAAACATTTACAGCATCTTCGATCGAAAAGCACTCACCTTTTCCGCACCGTTCTACGCCATCAACGACGGTACCGCGATGCGTTCAGTTGGTCATGCAATGTCCGACGCTAAAAGCGAACTCTCATACGCTTGCGCCGATTACGAACTTCATTTGCTAGGCACTTTCGACGACAGCAACGGCGTCATCATTCAGTCACAACCGCAATTTCTCATCAACGTCCAACAACTTAAGGAGTTAGTCTAAAATGTTCGGTGCAAAATCTGGTCGTAAACCTTCCGTCATGTCTCATACTTTCAGCCAGGTACCGAAGGCTGAAATTCCCCGTTCAACCTTTGACCGCTCGCACGGTTTTAAAACCACGCTCGATGCGGGTTACTTAGTCCCCTTCCTGGTCGACGAAGCCCTTCCTGGCGATACGTTCAACGTTCGCACTACAGCCTTCGCACGGCTCGCCACACCGATCTTCCCGATCATGGATAACATGTACATGGATACCCAATACTTCAGCGTCCCGATCAGGCTCGTTTGGGATAATTGGCAACGCTTCAACGGTGAACAACGCAACCCCGACGACTCCACCGACTTCACCATCCCCCAGATGATTCCACCCTCTAGCGGGTACCCTGTCGGCTCTCTCAGCGATTACATGGGCATCCCAACAGATGTCCCTGGTCTTTCGCATTCTTCGCTTTGGCACCGCGCTTACAACCTCATCTGGAATGAGTGGTACCGCGATCAAAACCTGCAGGATTCTCTGCAGGTCCCAACTGGTGACGGCCCCGACACCGAAAGCATTTACAGGCTTCAACGTCGCGGCAAGCGCCACGACTATTTCACTTCATCTTTACCGTTCCCTCAAAAGGGCCCAGGCGTACAAATTCCACTCGGCACAACAGCGCCAATCGTTCCCACTGGAAGTTTTAACTTCAATGACCCAACAGGCGGAACGTCCGGCATTCAAAAATCAGTTGCCGGTCCATATGAGCCTGACTTCCCTGCAGCAATTAACTCGGGTGTCTCTCTGGAGTATCAATCCGGCCTACTTGCCGATCTCAGCCAAGCAACGGCAGCAACAATCAATTCATTACGCCAGGCATTTCAGATCCAAAAAATCTTTGAACGTGACGCCCGAGGCGGTACGCGCTACACCGAGCTCATCAAATCACATTTCGGCGTTACATCACCCGACGCGCGACTGCAGCGCCCCGAATACCTCGGTGGCGGCTCATCGCCCGTAAATATCAGCCCGATTCCTCAAACTTCACCAACAGGCGCATATGCGAATACACCCCAAGGCAATCTCGCCGCAATCGGAACAGCCGTTCTCAACAATCACGGCTTCACCATGTCCTTCACAGAACATTGTCTCATCATCGGCCTGGTCTCCGTCCGCGCCGATCTTACCTATCAGCAAGGCCTCAATCGTATGTGGTCGCGCAAAACTCGTTTTGATTTCTATTGGCCTGCCCTGTCGCATATTGGCGAGCAGGCTGTACTTCAAAAGGAGATCTTTGCCGATGGCGTACCGGCAAACGATGACAAAGTATTCGGCTATCAGGAGCGCTATGCCGAATACCGTTATAAGCCTTCCCTTATCACCGGCCAGTTCCGCTCAACCTTCGCTACACCGCTTGATGCGTGGCACCTCTCCCAAGAGTTCACCAATGCGCCCGTATTGGACGAAACCTTTATTCAGGAGAATCCCCCTATCGATCGCGTGATCGCGGTGAACACGGAACCGCATTTCCTCTTCGACAGCTACATCAAAATGCGATGCACTCGGCCAATGCCTGTCTTTGGCGTTCCCGGTCTTATCGATCACTTCTAGGAAAAAAATCATGGGACTCTTCTCGTCTATCCTCCCCTCCTTCATCGGAGGGGCTTTTTCTCTTCTCGGCGGCAACGCCGCAAACAAATCGAATGCGGCCTCAGTACAGGCCACAAATGCCGCCAACTTAGCCATACAGGAGTCAGCCAATGAAGCATCAGCCAAAAGCGTCGATAAGCAGCTCGCGTTCCAGGAGCGACTTTCCAATACCGCCCATCAGCGGGAAGTTGCTGATTACCGCGCTGCCGGTCTTAATCCCATTCTTTCAGCCACCGGCGGCCCTGGCGCAACCACACCGGCCGGCGCCAACTACCAGGCCGGCGCCGCCAAACTTCAACCAACCCACAACA